GTGCGCAGCTTGTTACGCTGCTTGGTTCGCAGCTTGGTTCGCAGTTTGTTTCGCAGCTTGGTTCGCAGTTTGGTTCGCAGCTTGTTTCGCAGCTTGGTTCGCAGCTTGGTTCGCAGCTTGATTCGCAGCTTGGTTCGCAGCTTGGTTCGCAGCTTGGTTCGCAGCTTGATTCGCAGCTTGGTTCGCAGCTTGTTTCGCAGCTTGGTTCGCAGCTTGGTTCGCAGCTTGGTTCGCAGCTTGATTCGCAGCTTGGTTCGCAGCTTGGTTCGCAGCTTGGTTCGCAGCTTGATTCGCAGCTTCGTTCGCAGCTTGATTCGCAGAAACTAGAATATTTTAATTATCCAATTACCCTTTGGTGGTGGCCAGGTTGGACTGGTTTTTATGATTTTGTACTGCACGAACTATTTCCTGAAAAGTTGGATGATTTTAAACTATACAGAGAATTTCTATGGCATTGGCCTGAATTACATTATTATTTGGCATTCAATGAAATTGTATTCATTTCTGATTTTCCGGAAGAAATTAATTTAGATTCATCTGCACGACTTCACGCGGAAAGACAATACGCACTTAAATACAGAGACGGCTATGGGTTTGGATCATTTAACGGAATTAGAATGCCAGATTCCGTTACATTAAAAGCAGCCCATGAAGTTGATAAAAAAGAAGTGCTTGCGCTTACAAATACAGAGCAAAGGCATGCGGCCATGAAGTATGTTGGATACGCAGGTTTTCTAAAAGAATTAGGCGCTCAGAAAATAGATGAATCAAGTAATGGCGAGCTTTACTACCTGACCGTAGAGGAGCAAAAAATTGGACCATACTTATTAATCACATGCCCCTCTACTGGACGACAATTTCTAGAGGGTGTCGGAAATGCCGAGAAATATGAGTTCATAGATCCAACAATTAAAACTGTGGACGATGCTCATATGTGGCGGGCAATGAGAGCAAGCAAAAATTTAATGTCTAAATATAACAAAAAATGGAGCATGCATGCTTAAACAAACAAAAGGAAAAATTATGAAAAAAGTAGAATACATTGGACACCAAGGCGACGTTGCAATTTTTGAAATTACCGAATTTCCAGAAGGCAATAGAAAGCAGGATGAGTTAACCAAAAGACAACAACTAGCACTCGGCGAGTTGTCGGGCCATAATCATTATTTTGATGATTCATCTGCTGTCGATTTATTTAAATTAGATGGATTTGAAGGATTAACATTTATTGATGTTAAAAAAGATACTCCGCTAATTCACGGCCTTATCAAAGGATTTAAAGGAACTGAAGCTGATCAAGATTATCACTCTTCTGTAACAATGAAACAGGGAAAATATATTACTGGGATTGTCGAAGAAACTGATTGGATGACCAGAACTATCAGACAGGTAATCGATTAAAATGATCAAAGAACTAGAATCACTACAGCCAGACACAGAATCAAAAGACGATAAGATCAGGCGGCTTGAGAATGATAAAGCAATCTTAGAACAAATTATTGAAACGTATAAACAAAAAAGCGAGATGTTTGAAATCAAGATAAAGGATTTTGAGAAAAAGATTAAATTATTCGAAATTGCTATGAATAGGGTAATAGAGAAAAACAAAGAACTCACAGATAAGTTATCTCGTAAGTCACTATTTAAAATGGTTCTGGTGCCTACACCGTATGGGAATTAATATGGATGACCAAGATATTCACATCATTCCAAACGACAGTCCCGATCACATTGAAAGCGTTAATTGCTTTTGCAATCCAACATGGGACGAACAAAACAAAGCAGAATATAATAGCGGGTTAGCTCACGCTAGAATGTATGTACATAAATCTTTAGAGGAGTTGAAACAATGAAGTTTAGAAAGAAACCAGTAGAAATAGAGGCGATTAAATACACAGGGGAAAACGTCAAAGAGTGCATGAGTTTTGGCGGTCCTGATGGTGGCATTTGTTGGGGCTTTAATGATCCTGAGAAAATTGGAGGCGGTCAACTAATCATCGAAACATTAGAGGGAGATATGTTGGTCTCTAAAGGCGATTGGATAATTAAGGGTGTTAAAAACGAATTCTATCCATGCAAGCCAGACATTTTTGAAATGAGTTACGAAGAAATTAAATAACTCCGCATAGCGGGAAAGAAGGCAACATGTTTGATACTCATAAATTAAATGAAAAAGGTTTTGAAGAGGTTAAGTCTTTAAAAACTGAGATGGCTAAAGCAATGGAAACAGTACTTCCGCTAATGCCCGAGGGGCGCGAAAAATCTGTTTTTAAAACAAAAATGGAAGAGGGAATGTTTTTCGGAACAAAAGCGATTGCGGCAAAAGAAGGAAACTTCACTGAGATCGTCAAGTATACAACATTTTAAAATAAGCAATACCCGAAAAATCCTGGACGATTGAGTAGGGTTTAACAATAAACGAGAAATAAAATGAACCAGCTAAACATAAAAATCGGAAATATAATCAGGCAACACAGGCAGCTCAAGCAAGTCACTCAATTGGAGCTAGCCAAAAAACTCGGCTACGACAGCACTCAATTCATATCCCTCTTTGAGAGAGGCTTGTCGAAATGTCCAACTAAAATCCTCGGCAAGCTTTGTACAGATTTGAAAATAAATAAAAGAATGGTGCTCAAAATTATCACTGATGATTTCTACATGAGAACAAAGTCAGAGCTAGAGATTGATAGAAAATGAGTATTCGCTGCTGGCTTGGGTTTCACAAGTGGAAAATAACAGCGATAGATAAGTACAATAAATACATGCTGTATGCAAAATGTATACGGTGTGATGAAGAGACGATTTTATATTCGGTAAAGATTAAATAAAGGAGAGAAAATGAGATCACGAGATTTTTGCTACTGGCTACAGGGGTATTTTGAAATTAATGGCAATCAGCCACGTCCTCCAGAGCATCAACAGTTTTTAAATTCAGAACAAATAAAGATGATTAAAAGTCATCTAGCTATGGTATTTCAACATGAAATTGATCCATCTTTAGGAGATAAAAAAGAGCAGTCGATATTGGATCATTTGCATGAAGGTCAGATTCATTCACCAGGTGGAGCACCCGGCATTCCTGAATATCCATATACGGTTAAGTGCTGATATGAAACGCCTACTAGCCAACACCATCCTAGCAATCCCAGTGCTGACATTCCTGATCGTGCTGCTTGCATGCTTCCTTGTGACGTATCCGCTTGTGTGGGTATTCAAAGAATCAAGCAGCGATCCTAAGCGAGATTGGGAGGATTATTATGGAATCTAAAAAAATATATCAGATTTCTAACCCGGAAAAGTTCTTTGAAAAGTACGGATTTACTCAATCATATAGCAAGCCACATCCAGATTTTAAAGACGATATGGAGTTTCATGGATTGGAGTCACACTACGTAAACATGCTTGAAAGACGACTTAAGCACTTAGAAGAGTACATTGATTTACAGAATCAGAAGATAGATTTTCTAATGAATAAAGAATTTTATAAGTGGAAAGATTATGAAAATAAAAAGATTAAAGACAAAGAATAAGAGTGAACACTATGGGAGGATTTAGATGGCAGAACGAAAAACATTTTTAGAGATTCAGTATATCATTGATGATGACTGTGGAATGTACCGACTGGGAGAGTTAGATACCCATTCGTCTGAAGCAGTAGAGAATCACATTAAAACCTTTGGTGAGTATGGTTATGAACAAGTCAGAGATTTTGCGATTCAAATGCTGATGAATGCTGAAACTCAAATAAGACTTAGACGTAAATATAATCAAGGCGCTGTAGCAAATGCGAGTACCCCATGAACCGCGAGCTAAGGCGCATGAGCGCAAAGATAGGTAGTCGCATGATGAAATTGCCACCGAATGAATTTGAAGAGATTCCATTCAGCGAGATTCAAGCAAGGTCAGGACATCACATGAGGCGGCTACCAGATCGAGCGTGGAAAAATAATCACTATGTTGTGCAGCTTTATAGATGTGAACGCCATGTATTCGGAAAACATTGCGATAAAATAATGATTCGCAGAAACGATGCTGAGCCAATTCGTGAGTGGCATGTATTGCAAGAAATTAAGAATAAGATTTGTGGTGAGAGTGCTTATGCTGTGCAGGTGTTTCCACCGCAAAGTGAGCTTGTAGATGTGGCTAATATGTATTGGTTATTTATTGAAACGGGGACTATGTGAGCCAGAAGGATGGAGTATGAAACACGTGATGGATACTTTTGAAAAAACAATTATAAACGCAACGGGAAGAGTATTAAGAAATGATGATAATACTTTTCAATATGAAATCGTAGTAGGAATTCTTCCGATAGACGACATTGTTAGATTTGATTCTAATAAATTTAATACATCTAAAGATTGTTTAATCAGTATGTTTACTAATTATTCAAAGCAGGTAACAAAACTTTTAGGAGATTATGAGCCGTGAGTGAATGGTATGAAAATCATATTAAAGAAAAAGTAGCCAGTATAATTAAAAGAGGCGAATCATTTCATGAAATGGATTTGTATTGTCCTTACTGTGGATACAAACAAGAAGAGATCTGGGAAGGATTTAGTCTAGAGCCAAACGGTGAAGAAAATGAAGGAGATTGCCAAGGATGCGGTAAAAACTTCTTTTACTCAGTTGATTTAAGTTTTTCAACAAGGAAAGGTAAATGATTGTCACACTAGGCAGCACTTTTTAAAGGAGATAGGGGAATGAGTGACAATATATTAATAGCAATCTGGATTCATTGGATAGCTGATTTCATTTTTCAAACAGACACCATGGCCCAGAATAAGAGTACGTCAAACAAATGGCTTGCTAGTCATGTTTGTGTTTATTCAATTCCGTTTTTTTATTTCGGATGGAAGTTCGCTGTATTAAACGGAACACTTCATTTTGTTACTGATTGGATTACTTCTAGGGCGACATCATATCTTTGGAAAAAGGGTGATAGACATAATTTCTTTGTAGTTATTGGCTTAGACCAAGCGATTCATTTAACAACTATAATTTATTTATTGAGGTATCTATGACCACCCAAGACACACTAGCCGAGTTGAAGAAGAAGCTGAGTGCGGAGCGATGTTGTTTAAAAAATCCTTATTCCACTAGAAGCGATATGTATCCTAAATTGTGGTCAGAAGGCCACGAAGCCGCAACCGATAGGCTGATGCCTTTGCTGGAGAAGGCTGTGGAGATGGCAAATTTTTACGCGCCTTCAGATAGTTACGATTATGATAAAACTCAAGGTGTAAATTATATTTGGAATGATCAAGGAAAAAAAGCCAGAGAGTTTCTGGCGTCGTTAGAGGATGGGGTGGGGAAACCATGAGTAAAGAAGAAAGATAAATTGCACTGATGAGGACGGCCCTAAAACAAATGCGCGAGAAAGCTAAATTCTGCAAACAAATTCTAGAATTACAAAAATACTTGCAGGCGGGTGATTCTATCAGCTTGTCACTTCGCAAAGCTGGCATTCATCAAAGGCTTCATACTGACTACTTAAAAAATCCTGACTACAAAGCCATGATTGAAAAATACCGACAATTTAACAAATCTGCGACCAGTATTCTTATTGATAAACAAAATCAATATAAAAAGAGCCTAAACTAGACCTTAGGGTTTTAAATCAAATATAACTATGATAGAATTTAATCAACTGGAGGCATCATGAGAAAAATCGCGTGTGTTGATTATTCTGATAAGTTTTGCGTCCTAACGATTGTGTTTATGGACGGTGAGCATGAGTGTTATTTGAATGTATCTCGAGCCGAGGCGTGGCTGATTTTAAGGAAATTGAATCAGCCTGTTTTGCAAGTGGCTTGTTAGTTTAACTCAAGCATTTAGTAAGAATATCAACCAATCTAGTTAACCAACCAGATCCGTAGTATTGAAAATTTGAACTCTTAGCATAAGCCCGCACTCTTTGTATGGCATATAATTTTAAAGCGCTAGTTGGATTCATCATATTTATTTCACCTAATGTAATTCGTCCAATCACACCATCTTGTTCTGTTCTAGCAACAGCTTGTAGAAATTTACATGCAGCCGATCGTCCGTGGTTTACTGCAGCATCAAATACCATAAGGCGAATCTTTTCTGGCAGTGACTCAATCATGCAGCTATCCCAATAATCACGCTTATAAATGGCAATTGCTTGCTCTTTGGTTAGGTTTTTAATGTCTACATCAGGATAAGCTTTTTTTGATATTCCAAAATTAGTCTCACCGCCTGGATCTCTCAAATCATTGGAGTATCCGCCCTCATAGGCTAAGATTATCTCTACTGCCTCACTGAACTTCATTTTTTCTCAGGTCCTTTTACAGACAAGATCCAATCCAGTAAATACAAAGCTAATTTATATCCTTTACTTTGCTCTACAGATGAAAGCCACTTGTCGTCTTGATCATAAGGCGTCCACTTTACATAAATTTGCATAAGCGTCATCAGCGGCTTAATGCAAAGCCTGACAGCGCCTAAGAATAGCAGCACGCTTGCAAAAGATGGGTTAGCTTGAACAAAGCCGATGAGCCATGTGCCAACTGTGTTTAAGAAAAAATCTTCCATGTTAATCTCCTTGTTAGTCCGAAAAGCCCAGCTTCGTCCATGATTCCAAGCTAGTCGGAAATTTTATTTTTATTTCGCCTTTTTTTATTTCGCTCTGGTTCTTCAGCTATCGATCTTGGTGTTTGGAGATATTTAAAGGCCATGTCTCCTACCTCTAATATCAAGTCATCTAATTTTGTCTCAATCCGAGTAAGCCTATTTTCTTTTTTAAGAAGAAATCCAATAACAGCACCAAGCGCAGTGCAAAGTATTCCTAGTGCTTCTGGTGATATAGTCATTGAATTGTTTCTCCCATTAAGTTTGCTTACTACTGGTAATGCTCTTCCACATATATCTGCCCAGCCGCAGCCGCTCCGCCCGCATACGTTGAGCCAGTCCCACCAGCTCCGCCACCGCCGACCGCGTATGAATATGAAGTAGTCGGGTTATAAATTTTTACAAATACATACTCTCCAGATCCGCCTCCGCCTGTGGGATCAATAGTGCCAGTAGTGTTTCCACCAGAGCCACCGCCGCCGCCTCCAGTATTTGCAGTCGCAGCGCCGCCAACGCTCGCATTAACTCCGCCGGGACCTGCTCCGCAGAAAAATGGAGTATTTCCACCAGATCCACCTGGAGCATTCGCGCCTGTACCAGTTGAGTATCCTGGATTGCCTTGCGTGCCTGGTATTCTTAGAGTCGCTGTGCCAGATCCGCCCGTACCGCCGATGCCGCCAGTCGATCGAGTTCCGCCTGATCCGCCAATAGCAGTGAAGCTTCCGAAAGTTGTCGTACCTCCAGTTGAGCCGACCGGATAGCCAACGCCTGAAGTAACAGATCCGCCGCCGCCGCCGCCGCCAGCAAAATAAACATTTAGATATTTAACCCCGGCTGGAGTCGTATAAGTCCCAGAGCCAGAAGTAAATCTTTGAGTAGTTGGTGATTTTATTTGTGAGTGAATATTCCAGTTAGTGCCATTACTAATTAGTGTGATTTCATCAAACTGATATTTCAGTTTTACTGTACTAAAACCATTTATAGTTTCAGTAGAATTTGGATCGATTGTTAATTCATTTGTATCAGATGAGGTCTTTAAAATTCTTAAAAGTTTTCCTGAATTTCCACTAGCAGTAAAAAGCGAAAGCGTCCAAGCAGAGGCCGTTTCAACTAAAATGATGTCATCATTTACAGTTGCCGTGTATGTTGTCGTTTTCGTAGTTGTACTATCAGCAGTAGCAGACGAAAGAGAAATATCATCAACTGTCCACTGAGTTACATCACTAGAGTTCGCTAAAAGAAATTTATAACTTTCGCCCTCTAGAATCCACACATCACATTCACCATTAGCATCTAAAATTACTGGATTGGCGTTAGCCGCTCCACCAGGTGAGGTGTATGTAGTTTTAGGCGTTGTGGTGCCAGCTTGATAAGTGTAAAGCTTTCCACCAACAAGCGGATCTCCATTTGCATCAAAAAATCTTTGCTTTGCATTTGGCGTTAGTAAAATTGCCATTTTAAAAATCTCCTACAGCCGTCACGGCGTATTGATTTGTTGTTTTTAAATTTAATTACTTAATAAGTTCAGCTTTCACTGATCTCCTTTTTGCAAATATCCAGTTCTAATTTTTTTCATTATGTTATCCATTGCTTTTGATCCAGGCTTAAGATCTGATGCTTGGATCAATAATTCTTGGCCTTTTTTATCTGATTTAAGTGATTCGATTAATTCTTTAGAAATTGAGCTATCAGATTTTAGAATTTTATCAGCGCCTTCGTTCATCCATTTTTTTGGACCTTTAGCGGGTGATTCTGAATCAGAAACATTTTTTAATACTGGATAGAGCTCTCTAACAGATGCTTTTGGCGCCAATTGATCTACTAAAACAGAATTTCTAGATACTTTTTCAGCTACATCTGGAGCATTTTTTAATACTTTAGAAAGATTATTCAATCCAAGCGCTGCGTTTTGAGATCCAAACCTTTCAAGACCTTTTTTTATACCAAGACCAGCAGCCGTTGCGGGGATTGCTGCTCCGCCAGTAGCTATATTTGATGGAACGCTACCGCCGATAAGACTCCAGTCGGTTAGTCCAACTAATTTATTTCCTTGTTCGCGGGCATTTTTATTCTGCAAAAGTTTTTCTGTATTTTTTGCAGTAGCAAAGCGCTTATTTGAATTTCTAACGATTTTTCCTAAGTCTAATGAATCTCCGCCCTTTTCAGCCGCTTCATTTACAGCATCTCGAACTGTGTGATAAACTGTTTTTGCTAAATCATTAGCTTCGGTTGATCTAGAAGTATCAAACTTTGCCCTTTTGCCAAGATTACCAACAAGTTCTTGAGCCTCACTCATTGAAATATTTCCATCCCCACGTGAAAGAATATTTTCAATTTCAGGATTAAGTTTTTTAATCAGTTCTTGAGTATCTAAATGCTTGGTATTTTTTCCGTCTAAAACCTTTTTTTCAAGATTTGTGGCGACTTCAAGTGGGTTAAAAGTAGACTTTCCAGCCTTATCTATTTTTTCATAAACTGCTCGACGAGAGTTCATCGATCCGGTTTTTACTGCTTCATTTCTAGAAATCATTTCTTCGGTGCTGGCCAATGGTGATAAGATTTTTTCATCAAGCGCTTGTCTTCCAAGTTCTTGAATTTTATCTTGACCAATTTTCTTAACAGTAGCTCTTTCTGCGCCTAATGCACGAGCTGCAAATCGCTCCGCAGCGCCTTTGGATTTTTCACCAATTTTAGCCGCCGCTTTTCCAATTAAAGGTGCGGCCAGCGCCGTGGCCCCGCCTAGAGCTCCGCCAACGGCTGTATCTTTTGCTAGATCTGCTACATTATCAGCTTTTGAATATCCAGCACCAGCAGTCGCGCCAATTCCAGCAGCTCGTCCCGCAATATTAGCTATCGACGCTCCTTTAGCGGCGGCTACTCCGGGAATAAACGCCGTGCCTATTCCGGCCCCAAGCTCACCAGCTAAATAAGTTTTAGGATTTTCATCCTCCGCTTTTTTAAAATTCTCGCGAGATTGATCTCTGTATGTTTCATACAATTTACCAAATTGAGTTGGATCACCATTGGCTTTATTCCAAAGAGCTTCAACTGCGCCAGACACTTCATCAGCAAAACCTAGCGATGCACCTTGGGCTATTCCTCTAGCAAGTGATTCGCCCTGACTTACTTTTGGAACCATTCCTACGGTTTCAAATTCGCTCCAGTCGACAGAGTTCTTTTGGCCTGAGTGAGCTACAGTTTCAAACTGATCCCAGTCGATTTTCGACATTAGTAACCTGCCGTTTGGGGAGCTAGTTTTGCACCAGCATTTAAAAGCTCTTGCAGTCGGCTTTCAGGAACTTTTTTAACGCTTCCATCTGGCGCAATAACTTTTACCATTCCTCCGCCAACACTTTGAGTTTTTGGGCTAGCGTTGGGATTTTCTACAGGTGATGATTTTAATCCTCCAGCAATTTGCGTTGGCTGAATTCCAAGATCTAGTCCATCGAGAGTTCCATTTTTTTGAAAATAGGCGGCTTTAGTGTCTGAATTAAACATATTTCCTTCGATTTCTTTTATTGCTTTATCAATCAAATCTATATTTGCTTTAGGACTTAGTCTTTCGTTATAGGATTGATTCATAATTCGCTCGCCCTCTTGTTCAGTAAAAGCTGATCCAAGCGTTGCCTTTAATGCGCCTTGCGCAGCGGCCCTGACTTTGTCGCGATTAAGAATTGCATTTTCATTTGTGTAATTTCTGATGACATCAGGCAAGAGTCCGCGACCAGGACCAGTTAGGGTATCATCTTTTTCTAGAGCTGCTTTTGCTTCCTTAAGTCTCTCTAAGTTTTTAAGAGCTGCGTTTCTAGATGATGTAGTCCAATCATTGTAATCTTTTGCATAATCTTTATCTAAAGCCTTGCGGCCCTCCAGCGCACCTGAAGTTTTTCCTTCTTTCTTATTAACTTCCTTTCTCTTAATTCCGAGTTCCTTTTCTTTTAAATCAAAATCTCTATCTTTATTTTGCTGCTCCATTTTTTCTTTATATGTAAGAGCCATCGATCCATATCGATTAACTAATCCAGGATCATAAGCCCGAGGCATTTGAGATACATCAACGCCCATTTTTGACAAGTAAGCTATTCCCCCCTCATAGCTTTGTTGATCTTTAATCTCTGGAGCAACTCGAGCTATAAGATCAATGTCTCTCATTTGTTTTTCTTGCTTGGCCCTGGCCTCTGCTGCTGACATTTGCTTTTGTTGTTGACTAAACTCCGCCGCTTCACGTCCAGCGCCCTGAATTCCTGACATAGAAGCCATTGTTTTATTGCCATCAAAAGATGTTGAACCGTCTTCATTTTTAACTAGTCCAGCTTGGTATGCGGCATCGATGGCTTGTTTTTTCTTTTTTTCATCCAGCATGTCTCTCATCGATAGGCCTTTTTGCACACTACCCATGATGTCTGGAGTCTGCTGATTAAAATATATACTTGAGTCTATGCCAGCCATAATTTAAGCCTCCGCCATTGTTGCTAAAAATAATGAAAGTACTTTTGGAATTGAGATTGTTTTAAGACCAGCTTCATTTTCGACTACTAAAGTTTTACCTAATTTAGATTTTTCTAAATCTTGTGCCATTACTCCGATCCAATCACCTTCGCCGTGTTCACTATTTTTGTAGTTAAACGCGAATGCTTTTAGAAAAGAGCTCATTTCTTTTAGTTCTTCTTTAGATATTGGATTAATATTTGTTTTTAATGTTTCATCTGAGAAGTACGCCGCCGCAGCCGAAGCGCCTTGACCGATGGCTTGCCCAAGTCTATTTGTCTGTGCGATTTGATTTGAAGCGGCGGCATTGCCAACCCCAATTTGATTTCCGGCAACTTGAGCGCCGTATTGACCAGCGTTTTGATTATTTTGTGCAGTGGCTCCAGTACCAAATCCAGCAAGCTGAGAGAGTCGTCCATAATTTCTATTGTATGCCTTGTCGTATTCGCTTGAAGCAAAGTCTTGACCATAACGAGTCAGCGCCTTCATTGTCGCGCCCGAGTTGGCCATACCACGAGCTGCAGCCGATCCATTAATTGCCTTCATTCCTTCAGACATTCGAAATTGATAGCCAGGATCTTGCTGCCAATTATCCATAAATTTATTTTCTTGAAGTCCAGACAGCGCAGTCATTCCAGCTTGTCGCCATGGTTCTTGGTCAGCCCTTTGTTGATCGTAAATTTCTTTTACCGTTTGATTGGCTCTATCTGCGGCCTCTCGTTGCTCTTGGGCGGCCTTATCGCCGCTGTGATTTGTAATTCCTACGGCATCAGTAACATTGTTGATTACGTCTTTATGACCTTCAATCAAATCGCTAACACCACTTGCGACATCGTTTAGCACTTTTCCAATATCTCCACCCACGTCATAGCTCCTTAATTAAAATAATTTTTTCTTTTGTTGTACTGGCCAGTTTGAATCCAGCCTTCATAACTGCCATTAGGCTTTCGGTTGATCCATTAGCGCCTAGGTAAACAGTGCCTGTTAAAAACTTACAGCCCTTATCTTTTGCAATTTCTTCTATTATTTTTGAATAACTTGAGGCGACTTTTGTTTTTCTATGCTCTGGCAAAACGTAAATGTCTCTTAGGTAGCACTCATCACCATTGATGACATAAGTTGCAAATCCGCACTCATCCTCTATGATTTCAAATCCTTCGCGCTCTTTAATGTATTTTCCATAAAGACTAGGTTGCATATCTAGCCCCCAGCGTTCTTGCTCTGTATGTGATTTTTGAAATACTTGCTGTGCCAGTTATATTGCTAGATGTATATTGAACTTGCCCACTAGCCGTAACAGAGAATGTAATTCCAGATGAGCTAGGGCCTGGAGTTCCGATAGCGACAACATGCCAAGTTTCAGAAGTTGGTTTGTAGGCAAGCATAAACATACCAGCAGTGATTAACTCAGTAGCGCCGCCTCCAGTTGTTACTCTTTGAATTAAATATTCAACGCTTACTTGATTTATTTTTCTAGAATCAAATTGCAATCCAGTAATGTCAGCAGCCAAGACTTGATTATTTACGAGTGGAAACGAGGTTTCAATCCCAAGTGTTGAGACAACTAAATAAAGCATTCGAAAAAACTGCTGCCACGCTACTGTTAGAATTCCATTTTTATCTAATAATTGATTTTGATAGGGGACATCAAGTCCGCGACCAGTTACTACAGCCACTAGCTAGCCCCTCCCATTATATCAATTTCAGCAGACAGGAGCGTCACATGGACTGGATCTGTAATTTTAAAACTAAAAACTCTATCTCTAAAACATCCGAGTCTTCGAAAAATTACTCGAGTTTTATAATTTCCAAGTTTTCCAATGTTAGCTATTTTCTCATTTGACCAAGTGTGACCGCCATCATCGCTAAAACTTAGCATTGCCTCTGGATCATTTCCTTGAGTTTCATCGTTGAGTCCGATTCCTGTTTCCATATCAATTTGAAGTGCTGAGCAGAAAAGTAATTTTAGTCCGGATGAAACGTGTGGAAAAGTTCTAAGGCGAGTTATCTCATCTCCAGCGTCTGTGTAAACACTGTCGCTAAAAGAATAAACTTTTCGAGTTTCATAATCACCGCAAACGTGCATATCTATTTCTGGTATGAATCCAATCGTATCAACTCTATGTCTTTCCAAGACGCCTTGATTTGTATAGGCTCGCTCATGCCATAATTTAGTAGATAAATCATAAACCCAGGTTGTTTCAGTGAAGTTTAGTACATAAAACGCATGTCCATTTTTTTGATAAGTGTATGAAGTAGCAAGTTGTGGACTATCGTAACTTGATATTGCTTGTTCAATAGCATGAGTGCTGATTCTTTGAGGCGTTAGCCCTTGCATGGCAAATATTTGACCTTGCCCGAAAGCATCGCGGCCTAACCAAAAAACAATGCCCTCGATTTTCGCCGCACTAAGAGGAGCTAAACATCCCTTTTCAATGAATCCGCCTTGGACTCGTTCAAAAGGAAAGTCTGAATTTCCGGTATTAGACCAGACCTCTGTAGTTCTTTCGTTTAATAAAATTAAATCCCTAGTGTTTGCTATTATAGCAACGATGTTATCTGGATCGCCTTCAGCAGAAGCAAAGCTTAGCGCATCTACATCAAGAGATCCAAACTGTGAAACTAAGAACTGATTTGATCCGACTTGATTATAAATGTAATAGCCATCGATGGTAACAACCTGGCTTGCATCCGTTGGACCAGCGTATGAAAAGTAATCAGAGTACAGGCCGAAGGTAAAATCAGAAATAGCAGAGTCAGCGGTATCAATTGATGCAACGTAGCTGATATCACCGTCAACAATTACAGTGTAAGAAATTAAATCAGAGCCATCGGTTACTAATGCAGTCGCCGCGCTGACCTTTCCAGTGCTCGTTCCAAATGCTCTACTGTGAGGAGCCGCGTTTGATATCTGCAATGTTGTCCACGTTTCACCGTCAAACTCAGCAGCATATAATCTATTTCCACTCACAACTAAAAACGTAGGATTATCCATTGTATGATATGTATATGGATAAATAAGTCTGATAGGGCCATCGCCAATTTCAAAAAGTTCTTCTAGCCCAGGCGTACTTTTTAAATACATCTGCTGGCCTTCTTTGCCAGATCCAGATTCAATAATTTCAGGATACAGGTTAACGCATCTTTGCGAGTCCACGTTTACAGAGTTAAGCTTGTAAGATGGGCCAACAAAGCCATGAAATTTCATCGATAGCCGCCTATCTTAATGTCATAAGCGCCGCTTTGGTTTGGCAGAAAAGGATCACACGCCATAAACTCTTCAGTGGTATTTTTGCGCATGATATCGGCTTTAAGATCAGTTAAAATTTTATCTTGTTTTGGAGTTAGTTCTTTTCCGTATTCAGGCGCTATTCTTTCTGCGGTGCCATAAACAAGAAGATCCTCATATCCAGGAGGCATTTCAACAGTTGAGTTTATAGAAGAAAATTTTGTAACTGGATTTGGTGTATATAAATTCACAGCAAGAGAGCCGCTTGGCTTAGGCCAGAAATTTATTTCACCCAGTGGAAATGAAAGATTATAGTAAAGCTTTGTTGGCACATCAGAGCTAGTGCTTTTGTCAGGAATTGCAGCCCACTCGGCCTCTGTTAAAATAGAAATTGGATACTCAATACTATTTGAAACGAAATATGCTTCATTTATTGAATTGGGACGAGCGACATTCAGATCACCAGTTAACCCGATTGAGTATGTTTGCTGTCCTGATGTTAATGTCACTGACTGAACTTGATTTTCAAAAATCATAAGTCCGACATTTTTCCAAGAATCAATCATGCCGTTCATTGAGGTCAGAGCATCAGAAGCCATCGAAGCATCAGCAGTTTCACCGCTAGCTAGAACGCCTATCAGTCTTAATGAGCGACTTAGCAAATCTCTTACGGTCATTGATTAACTCCTGTTTTTTAGCCAGTTTCCTATGTGTCCGATGTATGGTTTGTTGAAATCCCAATGCGTGAGAGTAAGCTCAGGATCTAGAAATACTTTTTCCCCAAGATCTCGCCACTCTTTACAAAAATAAGAATCCTCACCGTAAAGAAAGCCGCCCGTGAAAAGCATTTGAAAATAGCAGTGCGCGTGCTTTCCGAAATGTTCATAAGATCTGTCTGGATGTGCTGCCTTTAGTTTTTCAAAAACATTTCTTGATAGTGATAAGAAGCCGCCAGGCAAAGATAAGACTTCAATTAATCCACTTCGAGTTATCCATAGCTCTGGCTTATCAAGCCATCCTACTGGATAATTTTCTTGATCAAGTTTAAATCTGTAGGCACCGCCTACAAAATCCTCTTGGTGGTGAGCTATTTTAACTAACGATCCTGGTTCAAAAGTGACATCAGCATCTAAAAATACGAGTCTATCACAATCTGAATCCATGAAATCTTGTGCGAGCTGATTTCTTCCCATGGCCGCATGTGAGCACGATGGCAAAAATCTAACTTGAAGGCTGTCGCCAGCCCCGCCCGCAACGGTCTGCTCATTTAAAAGAGCTCGAACAGTTTCAACCTGTAATTTACCGTCGTAGACAGGAATGGCGACTAGAATGTTCATTATGAGCCCGCTATTAAACCAAGACTTACAAGAGCGTTTCTCATTGCATTTCCTTGTGCCGCAAGGGTTGCAATAGCGTTTGCTATAATGGCACTGTTATAAGTACCTGTTAAAGTTAATACGCCGTTGGTTGCAGCGGCAGTTCCGCCAGACGCATCAGTGATAGCAGCCTGTGCTGCTCCAGAAGGTCGAGCAATTGGAGTTGCTGCATAGAATCCAATAAGATCAGATGAGCTCTGGCCCATTGTGAATCCATCTGCTGACTTTGGTGTATTTGTTTCATTTGATATTGCTGAAGTATTCATTTTTTAATCTCCTATTTATTTTTTTAATTTCTAAATCGCTTGAATAAGCGGCCCGATAAAATCAGGCCGCAATTAGTTAGGCTGGCTGACCAACAACTCGGCACGCAAGTTCTGGGTAAACACATTTCCATCCGCCTAAGAAATCTAAGCGGTGAATTGTTCTATGATTTGTAATGTCGAACTGAGAGCACAGAGTTAATGAAAGACCTGCGTCTTTATCAACTGCTCGAGAGGCCTTAACACCTTCAGTTGGTAATTCAAAATCAGCTGACCCGAATACGAATGCACTCTTGTGGTAAACAAGATTTTGAGGAGCTACTACACTTGCATAGCTTGTAGCATGACCGAATAATGTAACTGCGTCTTCGTCTGTAGGTGCGCGGTTTACGTTTTGATAAGCACCAGTTAAAACAATAGCAGGAGAGATCGGAAGTGATGAAATTGCTCCACCAGAAGAATTTGTGTCTGCAGTAACGACAAATTGAGCAAGCTCTCCAGTAGACACCTTAGTTTGTGGATTAACTGCGTAAACACTAGCGATCTGAATTACGTCACCAGCTTTGTAGCAATTAGTGATTGATCCTGTGATTCCATCAAGCGCGAGTGTTGCAGTACCATTTGTAGATACAGTCGTTGCGATTTTTGGAGTTCCCGCAGGGGCACCAGCAGTGTGTTTAGCAACATTTTGAGACATCATGAATTTCATGCCAGCAGCTAAGCCCATTTCGCCTGACTCATATTGTTCGGCAATGCGCTCTGATGATTGAAATAGTCCCTTAAGACCATCAACTAATGTCGCTTCAACCAATGGATCAACAACCGCACTGTATACACCTTTTGGAGCACCAAGAGCAGCGCACTTGGCTTTAGCAAAAGAAAATCCTTTCAGTGTAGAAGGAAGCGCAGACGCTGAAGGAGCGCCGACTGAGCTAAATACTTGCTTATACATGTCGATATAAAACTGAGAATCAATTTTATTCGCTAATGCAATAACTGCATTGTCGATGTAGCGTTCACGAAATTTATCGATAGAAAGTGTTCTATCTTTTTCAGCAAACGAAAGACCAACATGATAATGCTTATCAAGTGTCAACGCGACTGACTGATCAGCAGAATCTTGAATGTTGAGGGTAGCACCTTCAGTTACTTCATAGCGAGTAGGCTTACGAACGTTGATTACGTTGCCTATTTTTGCACCTGTTTTTGCAAACTCATCGCTGTATTCTTTGTTTGCACCTCTAGTAAAAACTAGTTGGTTTTTTAGAGCCATCAAACACTCTTTAGTGATGATGTCGTTTGTTAGTAGTGAATTACTCATTTTAAAAATCTCCTACAGCCGTCACGGCGTATTGGAATAACGTTTATATTTTCTAGAAAAAGCCCTATGCTCTTCTAGCTTTCATTTCTGCGCGTCTCATTGCCTCATAATCAGATTGAGAAAGGTCAGAGTCGTAAATCGTTTTGCGACTTGCGGCTGATGACTTTGATCCAACTGGATTAATTGGCGCTGGAGCTTTGCTTGTTTTTACTTCTACAGTTTTATTTGAATCAGTTTCTTTAGATAATTTGAGCTCAAGCTTTCCGAACTCACGAGCTGCGGCCATAGGAGATAAAGAATTTAGTCGATCAAGTTCTTTTTTATTTTTAGCAAACTCATAAACAATAGCGCCTGATAAATTAGATGTTAAAACGAGCTCTTCGATAGCCGGTGAAAATTTAACATCACCATGCTCATCTAAGAATTCGCCGATAACATCGTCAAAATCTGGTGTTTGTTTTTTAAACTCATTTACTCTTTCAAGATGAGCTTCATTTTGTTTTTGATAAGTAGTCTTAACCTGTTCAACTTGCTTTTCTTCTTTAGCTTTCTGCTCTTTTAGCTCAAGCTTCCAGTCCGTAATAGCTTCGATATACTCTGCATTAGTATCAAAGTCGTTAGGATCTGGCTTGCCATTGGATTGGGCTTTAGTTTCTTTCGGACTCTCGGGCAGCGGTTTTTCAGGCGTCTTTCCTTTAAGAGCTTGCTCTTTCCAGTATTCGATCTCCTGATCTTTCGCAGATATTTTTGCAGTGAGCTTTCCGATTCGCTTCTTTACCCAATTTTTCTTTGGCTTTTCACCTTCAACTGATTCATCATTTTCAGATTCATCAGCATCTAAAGATTCATCATCGCTAATTTTTGTTATTTCTGAAGCATCCGACTCTTCATTTGTTTCATCTGTGTTTACAGATACGGATTGTTTCGATTCATCAGATTTTTTATCGCCACCGGCCAGTACTGCTTTATCAGCAAGCGTTGGCTCATTGGTTTTAAAATTTGATGTTACTTCTATTGACATGGTCTACATATCTCCCATGGGTTGACCTGATGAAAGCCCATCAGTAGGCGGTTGTTGTTGGTTAATATTATTTTGCATACTCATGTCCTGATCAGGGGCAGAGTCTTCAAAATCGTTATTTATTGGTTGATCTATATCTAGAAGCTCGAGGCGTTTATTAATCTGCGCTATCTCTTGCTCTAGTAGTGCTAGTGATCCAGGAGCGCTTTGCTTAAGAAGTTCTTTTTTCAAATCAACTTCCATTTTAGCAAATTCAATTCGCTCCTTAGATTCAAGTTCCATTCGTTTTGTGTTTACGAGCTCATTTTGTTCGTTAAGTTTTTCAGTTAATTGCTGGATCATTTGATCCATTTGCTGCATTTGACCTTGAACTTCTGGTGGGATAGGTGCTTTTTCTTTGTCGTCTACGAGCCCAGGGGCTAGAGTTTTTCTTAATCTCTCAACAAAATCAGCGTTTCCGGGCCAATCAAGATTCTTTGCAATTAAATCAACTACTGCGCCCGCTTGTTGAGGCATAGCTTTAACAAAATCCATCATTGAAGCAGCGGCCTCTTGGCGCTTAGTCGCAAACCCAGGACCTGTTTCACAAGTCACATCATATTTGCCAACACTAAAATTAAATACTTTTGGTACGCCTTTATATTTAAATAATTCATGGATGCGGATTATTTCCTGCTGATCATCTTCGCCTAAAATTCTGATAGCTTGAGGCGTGTCGTAAACAATTGGAATGATATCAACTAGAATTCTGCCAGTGTGCTTAATTGAAATATTTTGATTATCTGTAAAATGGAAGTTATTTGTCTGCGCTTGATTTGCTCTTCGCTGAATTGCAATCCCAGACATTTCATTTGAGCGATTACCCATAGCCGCATCAGTAACGCCGCTTGTATATTTAATGTCTTCAGAGGCTAGCTGACTTGCTTGCGTGACGGCTTGAACAGGCGGTTCAAATACTTGACGTTGAGGCGCTGGGACTAAATGTCCTTCGTGAGTTGTTGGTTTATAAATTAAATATGGATGATTTCTGATAGCAGATGATTTCCACATGCCAGCATATTCTTTAGGAATCTGACCTTCGGCTGCTACATACGGAGCCTTTGGGGCTAGAGTAATTGTCTCTGTCTCTGTTGACTTCCAGTAGTTAAGCATTCGCTGAGGATCTTTAGAGTGTCTAACAACGCTTTCTAATATTAATTTGCCGTCAATGTCGTATTCATCACCATATGTAGGAATAATCGGAATGTATTGACCGGGAAATGTTTTTGTCTCTAAAATTTCTATTGAATTTAATTTGTACCACTTAATTACTGGTATTTTAGTTTTACGAGTGACATCTGTAGGGGTTACAAGCTGACCAATTGATTTATAGTATTCAAGAGCCTTTAGAATATCTTTCTTTAAAGCGGCCTCGCCGTTGCTTAGTAAAACCAGCTCAGCGTCTTCATAATCCTTTAAAAAATACTCAGCTATTCTGCATGTTTTGCCGTTAATCCAGCCTTGTGATTGAGCTGTTTCAGTCTCCCAATCGCTTAGCTTAGCAAGCCCTGAATCTGAATACTCAGATTTAAAATCATCATGTGGTACATCATCAAAAATAAATCCCCAATTTGCATCAGATCCATCCTTTTCTTTTGAAAATGGATCTAGCTGAACTGAGTTTGGATTTCTGATTCTTTTAATTAGAATTTTTTGTTTAAATGATGTTGGACTTTCGTACTCTGTTACGATTCTCCAAAATCCATAAGACCTGCGAGCGGCATTCTCAAAGCCGGTGTCATATGCGACCTCGGCATTTGATTCGTTTTCAATACTGCGGATTAATCCTTGAATTATTTTGGCCGTTTCCGGATCTGCTTTATCATCGACTGGGAAAACCTTGATTGAAGGTCTATTTAATTTGGAATCATTTGTAATTTGTCGGACGACTTGAGCGACGCGATTGATAGTCAGAATCGGGCGGCCATCTATTTTTCTAGCATTTTTAATTTCTTCAGGCCACTGATCACCAGTAAGAAATCTTATATCTTCATCACCTAGTGTGCGTATTTCTCTAGTGGCCTCTTCAGCAAGCTGAAAACGCTTTTTGGCCGTAGCGATAATATCGTCATGGTCTGATTTTGAAATTTCTAGGGATTGATCCACGCAAACAGAATCGGATTGAAAAAATGTTTAATCTAATTTTACATTTAGTTTACAGAATGTTTAGTTTTTATTGGTCTTTGGTTTTGAAATCAAATGCTGTATTTTAAAGATTCCGAGCGGCGTTGATTGGGTTTGGTTTTCGGTCAATGATTTTTCTCCTGGAATCGACGATAGGTCACGCCGTCTCGGGCCTATCCCATCCATCCGAATTCAGAGCCGCCATTGTGATAGTCTTCGTGATTTACATGCTCTATAGCTTGTGGAAACTTTGCGTGAAGTTCTGGATCTAAAATCCTAGCACGACAATCAAACATGTCATCGTGAACAGAGACGGGGAATGATAAGTATTCATTGGCAATAAATAAAGCCACATAGTCCTGAACTTTGCCTTGATGGTCAACAAAGTTTAAGAACTTAGGCATATAAAATCGGCCTTGTTCAAATATTGGGATTAGTTTTTTAATCCTGTCTTCTTTGGCTAGAGCGCCGCCGAGCTCAATAATATTAAATCTGTAGTTCTCTTGCTCCATTACATACTGAACGTGTTCGATATCTGATTGCATTCCATAGCGTTCGTATCCAACACTCATTGGTTTATGCTTTCTGTGAAGTTCAAATAATTTAGTAGCTCTCTGAGTGAGGTTTAATCTATCTCTCACGCCATCAATTAAATAATAGTTCCCATCTGGAGCGAGCGCGACAACTTCCATGACTGTGTAATCGCTTGTTGTTTTCTTTTTGCTTGCTGGATCAACTAGAATATATTTATTCCAACCCTTGGTGTCGTTTAGCTTGTCGTAGTATTTGAGCCACTCTTCTTTGAATCCCATCGATTTATCAGCAACTGGATCTTGAAGCATTTGCGTGCCAAAGGTATATGGACCCATGTCTCTGCGCTTTTCAAATAAACTCTCACGAGACATAAGCACCGGCTCGCCATCCATTTTACCATTATCAGTAGCTGCATAAATTCTAGGAACTACAGAGCCTCTATCCATCATCGTACGATAGGTGTCATTTACATGATAGCGAGTACCAATATATCTCTTAACGCCGCCATCAGAGCCGAGATTTAATGATAACTCCCATGCGCCTGTTACTTTTTTAATTTGATCAGGAGTTGTTACCGATTCTCTTGTGACCACGTCATCATAAACTAAAATAGTGAAATGCTTTGATGTTGGCTGACCGTCAACCACACCCCAAGCCTCGACGTTTGCCTCTTTTGGATTAGTTTTTCTTTTTAAAATAATTCCATTATCAAGCGACCACTTAGGAGCTTCACTTGCTGGATTTTCATATAAAATATCTGGGAATAAACTTTTAAGAAAAGTATTACCCTCAAGCTCTCTTTTGATCTGATCTAAGAATCCTTTTGCTATTGGTCTTGTGTGACTGAATATTCCAATAAGCGTGTGATCTGGATCAATTAATAAATCTTGAATTGATTTTCCAAAAGTAATAATTGTAGATTTGTAATGCTCCCGAGCCCATAGATCTAAGCATCCGTTTGGTTTTGCCTCGACTTCCCTGCATCTAGCATAGAGCCAATCTCGATCGATGTCTTTTCGCTTGCAAGCAATTGTGAGTAAAAAAAATAAATCTTTTTTGCAGAGCTCTCTTAATGCAGCGGTGTCATTATCTTGCAAGACATTTAAATAGAGTTCGTTTGATTGCTCGCGAGTAAGATCAGCGCAGATCATTTTTTCCTGACTCTGTTAGCTAGAGCTTTAGTCAAGGATGCGGGCTGTGTTTCAATTGCCATTTTAGCCGCTGGCAAACAGCATTTTTTAAATTTAATTTTGGAGCCGCAAAAGCAGTCATGATTTCGTGGGTATTTTAAAATTGGATTCCACTGTGAACCTTTGCGCAAAGCATAGCCTTCGCCTGGAGTCGGAATTGTTTCGATCTTAAGGGTTTTTATGTATGCGTATTTTAAGTAGTCTTTGATTCCCACTACTTATCCTTAATTTGATTAATTCTATCTGCGAGGTCTGGTTGATTTACGATGACGGCGCCATCGTGGGTAACCTTCTTATCCTCTTCGCCAGGTTGTTTATCACGCCACTTGAAACGATTTTTCATATTGAATATCCATATCGATGCATTCAGCGTGGATGATTTATGGTAAGCATCGTCACCTCGGCCACTTGATTCTGAGACATTCAAGATGTTTTCAACGCCTAGCTTTTCCCAAAATAACTGGCAATTCGCAAAGGCCATTTTTTTGGACTCGGAAAATTCTTCGTGAACCTTAACCCATTCGTGCAAAGTATCTTGATTAACTTCAGCTATAGCCGAAAAAGATTCAAAACTCAGACCTTTTGACATGTGCTCAATTAATAGTTCACAGAATTCAGGTTTATATTTAGAGGGCCGCCCACGAGGGTTTTCATCCATATAATCAGAATGCCGTCTCATTTAGTTTAATCTAGTTTTACTTTATGTTTACATTACATTTATGTTTTCTTTTACATTTAGATACTTTACATTTTTAGTATGACTGAAAATCAGAAAGAGTTTTTCGAATCAATGTTTGCAGGAATAAATCAAGAAGATCATCAATCCTTAACGGCTGATAACAGAAAAGCTGTTACGATTTGGCTTCCAATAGATTATCAAAAGAAATTCGAGCAGGTCCAGTCTCAGACTAAAAAACGCTTTGGCAAAAAGCTTCGCGAGTTTATCATGCAGGCTCTTGATCAGGTTGCTGGGTAGCTTAAAATTTATCGCAAGCCGTATCCTCAATAAGTGTAATACTTGTTGGCTCATCAGATGAGCCTGTTGAGCGATTGAAAGATGCCATAAGAGTATCTTTCGTATAATACAAAACATTAGAATTCGTATCTGATATTTTCATGGTAAATGATTCTGTTCCTACTGGAGTACAAGTTTCATAACTATATTTAACAGTAAAGACATCTCCAGACCTTGTCCATTTTCCTATATTTTTCCTAACATAACCAGAAATTAAACCACCATTATTATTAAGTTTAAAACTAAGTGACTGAATATCTCCACCTGGATCAATTAAACCAATAAGTCCTATGGATGTTGTTGATGTAGAAGCAGGTGATACATATATCCAGGTTCCAAATACTGGATCTGTCGGAGTAGATGTCTCCTCATTTTTCTTACATCCAGAAAATGCAAGAATTATGAAAATAAGTACTATCAGTGTTTTCATTTTTTCTCCTTGGTCTAGATTCCGTATTCGCCAAATAAACCAAATTACTTTAGTTAAGAAAAATTGTGGACCAAAATGAATCACATCTGAATTTAGTAATACGTGAATTAAAGCAGATCGATTTAATATTGATCTCAGTGTGGGGAAAGTGGTCTTGTGAAAAAGCGGTATGTAATTGAGACGATCAAAAGAAAGCTATGTGAAATTCTGGCATTAATGGATGTGATGGAAAAACCTACGCCCATTCCGGTAAAGCCGACTAGAGTGCTTGTCGTTGTGGATAAGGATGGTGAGCGGCGGGTTTACAAGGAGTATTAAGTTTTCTTTTTCATTAATTTTAAATTTGCTTTATGGTTTCTCAAATTAATCTGATTTGCTTTTTCAACCATATCATATTTTGTTTCAAATGGAGGAATGCAGAATGAAAACTCTGTTTTTCCGTTAATATTTTGAATTAAAAAATCTCCAAGAGCGATAATATCCATTCCGATTAAGACATCCGTATTTGGACCAAGATTAGCTTCACTAACTTGCACATTAGTAATCGTTACCGTTTGGCTTATTATTACATCCGCTAGGTAAGTTCTGGCGAGATTGCTTCCATTTGCGGTGTGCATTGTGGTAACCCCAATTTGGGTTAAGCCAAGATCAGTAGCTACCTTTGGCGTAATGCAAGTATTTGTTGCTCCGGTATCCCAAACCATATTTTCAACAGATATAGTTTTTTTTGACAGGGGATCTTTTACCATTCCAGCAGTATTTAACGAGCGAGCTACGCCATCTCTGAATGAAAGTTTAAATACATGATGTGGGTGAGTCATTTCTTAGCCAACTCTAGAATGGAATCGCACTTGGTCTTCGTCTGGCGAAACGTGCTGAACAAGGAATGTTCCTAGCGTTACTGTTTTTGCCGTGTGCTCAACGGCTTCGTGAACATTGGAATACACGCCAATAACTTCTTTGTTTTTAATGACAATAAACTTACCCTCGTATTTCTTAAGAAATTCCGATTTGTTATCTAAATAATATTGATATTCAGGTTTTAAGTTTACGCTCATCTGGCCTCTTTTCTTATTATATGATGTATCGTGCTAAATATCTAGAAAATCAACCTGTAATTAAACAAAAGTAGTTTATATCTTTTTAGAGCGTGATTTACTTGTCGTTTGTCCACGTATAGACCTGCGCGCCTCTATTAAGCCTTTAGCCTTATCTTGAATATAAGCAGCCTCATCATCGCTGAGTGACTCTATATATTTGATCAGCTTGCCCTTGGGGGAAGTGTCTAGGATTGAGACGGGTGGTGGTTTTGCGGCTTCGATTTTTGCAACGACGGCTTCTGCTATTTCATTTATTGATGGGATAAAAAGTTTATTTTCTATCTGATTTGAGACTGGTTTAGCTGGATCCATCAATAACTCTGCCTCAGTAACTCCAAGAAATTCTGCTATTACATTTCTGGTTTCTTGGTTCCCCCCAGAGATGCCGCCCTCAATATCACGAATAGTTGGATACGGCATTTTTAACGCCTCAGCAAACGCCTTCCCGCTGCGAAAACCTTTCGACTTTCGCAACCTGACGATGTTTTTTCCAAAAATAGGATTTGCTCTTTTTTTAACCATTTTAACTACTTGCATTATAATCACGTTTAATACGTAAATATACACGCACCATACGTTAAATAAGTCTTGCTATTTTACGTATTATACGTATAATTGTTTATATGAATGGAAAGAAGCAGAAAACGGATCCCTTGGTACAGCTGGCAGATAGTTGGGCAAAGAAAATAGGCAGACGAGCAGCAATGGGAAGATTGCTGAATCGTAACGTCGCGGTCGCAACCGCAGAGAAAATTTGCTACGGACGATACTATAGCTCTCCTCGGGAAATACTCGCGGACATCCTGAAAGAAGAACTGTTTAAAGACGGTTTCGTGGGAAGCGAAGCCTCTTAATTTAGAACTCAACACTACAAAGCAAAGTCTATACCACACCACTGGTTGGCTACTGCTTTGCCAAAAAAGGATACAGCATGAGAGAGTTTCGCGACCTACAAGATGATGAACAGACCGTTTCGATAGACGTTACGGTCCGCATTTTGAGCGGAAGCGTGAACTTGGTTAGTTATTCTGTATTCACTCAAGTAAATGATGATTGGGAGCAAGTCGCAGATCCTTCAAAAGCAAGAGAGTTAATTCATAGGTTTGAATATTTAATAGCTAAAGAGCTTGAAAAAATAGGAGTTGATTATGACTACATTGTCGCTAGCTAAGGGCGCATGGAATAGGATTGACCATATTAACACGCTTTGCGCTTTGGAGATGTCCAGGGGAATGCTTGTTATTTTATTTCGTACATACATGCCTAATGTAGATGCTTCGATATATATTCAACCGATTGACGATGCCATTAAGCTATTAAAGGAGAGCTCGCTATGAGTGAAGAAAGCAAATCATTATTATTAATAGTAAATGAAGCAATGGATCTTGAAAGAATTCTTGTTGAGTCAGGTGGCGAGGTTTCGGAGTCGCTTGAAAAAATGCTCGCAGTTAATAGCGCAGAGCTTGCGATTAAAGCAGATGGTTATGTCGAAATTATAGAGCGCTTTGATTCCCTTAAAGATCACTATAAAAAGCGTGCTGAATTCTATTCTAAAATAGCTTCCCAATGCGGAAATGCCGTAACTCGTTTAGAGGATAACATTAAATTTGCGATGCAAGAGCTTGGCGTTGATGAAATCAAAGGTATTGACATGCGATTTAAGATGTCACCGACTTCGGGTTCGCTTGCTATTTTAGATCCAGAAATGGTCCCAGTCGAGTTTAAATCTGAAAAAGTTGAAACCGTAATTGATAAGAAGGCTTTAAAGGAGGCTCTTAATTCTGGTAAAAATATACCTGGAGCCGAGATTATCACAAGCCACTCATTGCGAGTTTATGCCAATACTCCAGAGAAGAAATCCAAAAAGAAAGAGGTCGTATGAGTAATGTTTCAACAATCACAGAAAAGAACATGCAGGCCGTTGAATCGGCCTTAGTTAGAAATGATATTTCAAAACTTTCAACCGCCGAACGGATTACATACTTACATAAACTTTGCGAGTCGGTTGGGCTAAACCCTATGACGAAGCCTTTTGCGTTTATAACGCTTCAAGGAAAAGAAGTTGTTTATGCGCAAAAGGATTGTGCAGAGCAGTTAAGGAAAATTCACGGCGTTTCAATACAGATAATTTCAAAGGGTGTCGTTGGAGATTATTACGAGGTTCATGTTAGGGCCAAAGATCGCACAGGGAAAGAGGATGAGGACTTTGCTTCTATTCCGCTAAATAGTGCTAAAGGTAATGATTTTTCAAATCTTACAATGAAATGTGTTACTAAAGCCAAGAGACGAGTAACTCTTTCTATATGCGGTCTTGGAATTTTAGACGAGTCAGAGCTTGATACAATCGCAAATGTTTCGCCTGGAAAAAATCCTCAAATTGAAAATCCATTCAAAGAAGAAATGAAAGACGTAACTCCATCGACTGAAATACCAGAGGCTCTAAAAGATGATTTGGGAGACTTTATTTGTCGAGTTGGTAAGAAGTACGCTGGAATGAAGTTGTCTGAAATTGATTTATTTGAGTTAGATAATTTTGTTAAAAATACTAAGCAGTGGTTTGATGATGAAGGTAAAACGCCTAACTCGATGTGGGTTGAATTCTTTGAAGTCGCTGAGACTTATTTGAAATCAAAGGAGTCTAAGTAATGGCATTAGATTATTCAAAGATCTCAGATGTTGAAATTGATGGAATTGATCATAGAGATGCGCCTGATTACGTTGATGCTTTTATTTCGTCAGCCAGTTATGACGGCCGCCCGATGACTGATGAAGAATTAGATGAATTAAATAGTGATTCTGATTTTGTTTACTCATGCGTTGATGATAGGCTGCACTAATGTCATTCAATCAAAACAACCACCACTGGCCGCCAGGAATGCCATCTAAAATTCTAGAAGAGATCAGGAAAAATAAAAAGATGAACAAACCAACCGATGACGAACTAATGACACTAGCATTTTTTATGTTGATAACTTTCTTAGTAAGCATGGTGATTAAATATTTGGGGAATGTTTAAAAGGAATTAATGGATGACGATAAATATAAAAGGATTTTCAAAAAGGCCCGCGCTTACGCAGCTAAACGAGGATTTGGAGATGAGTCTGATGACTTTGCACAAGAATATGCAATTAAATGCCTTACCTCAGGACGTGAGCAAAAGCTTGAGTGGGCTTTTATCGACTATTCAGATTCACTCAGAGCTCACAAAAGGGTACTTAGCAGTCCTTCAGGGTACCTTTCAGAGAATGTCACAGTCAGCCTTGATGCCCCCATCGCAAGTCAGGACAACGATACTTCAAAACTTAGTGATTATATCGGAATGTCTGGAGATGAGCTGGATAATGTCGGATACGATCAACAAAACAAATCAATACTTAACGGAAAAGAATCTATGATTTACGATTTACATTTTAATCAAGGATATACGTTAATGCAAATCGGCGAGTATTTTAAAGTCACTGAATCACGAGTGTCGCAATACTTAAAAGAAATTAATCGTAAAATCGGATCGCTATATGAAAATGGAGAAATACTAAATTTATTCTTATCAAAGATTGAATCAAAAGAAGCCAGGGTTTTAACGATTAAAACATTTAAGCAAGGTATTAAGAAGAATGTATTCAAGGGCTGAGAATTCTGTGATCACTTACGTTATGAATGGGCTTCCTAATAAAGAAATCGCAGACCTTCTTTGCGTTTCAGAGAAGACAATAAAGTTTCATATAACCAATATTTATAAAAAGGCCGGAGTGCGGTCGCGTGCGGAATTTATTTCTGAAACTCATGGCAACAGAATTACTACAGATCAGTCAAATGACTTTAAACAAATTGTCACAAAAGAAAAGGGGAATAACATGAGCGATCTTACACAAGGATCAAGACCAATAAACCCATCAGGACTTCAACAGGGCGCAAGGCAGGTTCAGGTTATTGGTAAAAGCCAAGAAGATAAAATAACTTTTATTGATGAGAAATTCAGAGTTGGTGACACAATTACTGCGCTTCACAACATGATGAAAGAAGTTACCAAAGATGAAATTACCCCAAGCACAGTGAATGCAGCTTGTAACTGCGTTGCGCGACTAAATGAAACCATTAACACAGCAATACAGGCAGCGAAGTTTTTAAATGAGAGATAATCGGTGGTCGATTAAAAATACTTTGCAGCTACAAAATATGGTTTTGTCTGGCGCGATGCTAAACAAAAACATCGCAGAATATTTTGGTGTTAAACCAAACACAATAAGCGCTAAATTGAAATCGATGGGCTTAAGGAATGTAGCTGTTAAAAGTATTGTTGGTAAATGGAATCAAAAACATTTTCACTTGAGAGAGTCTGTTATGACTTACTTTCTTAATCACACAGCGGATGAGTGTTGCAAGAAGTTTAAGCTCACTAAAAGTGAATTTAAAAGCCTGATGACATCTGGTTATAAAGATCTAAGGCTAAAACACTTAAGAAAAGAAACTCGTCGTCGTGATGCTTGGTCGGCCAGAGAATATAAGTTTTTACTTCAATACTCTGGACTCCGTCCTCGATGGTGGATTGCAAAACAGCTAAACCGCGGAGGAGAGCTTGGAATTAAAGATCGTTTAGATATGCACGGCATATCATCAAAGAACCTAAACGGCCTGACGCTGTCTCAATTCCGTGAAGCTTTTGGAAAAGATCCAGATTGGTTCATTCAAACTTCAGCCGGACCAGGTGGTAATCTGCATGGTGGGACTAATGGATTTTTTAAAATTATCCCTTGGGTTTATTTGAAACGAGAGATCGATAGTAAGAGGCTTCATGCACACGAGATAATTGTGAAGCTGGTTGAGGCAATGGCAATGTTTCAGGAGTGGTATTTCGAAGGAAATGCTCTTGCAAAGATTAAGAAAAGGAAATTTGTATGAAAAAAGAATTAGAGTTAATATCGCTTGATGACGCAGTAGTATTCTTAAACAAGCTTCATTCAATTGATCCAGTAAAAGTAGGTCGTTCATTTTGCGGCAAACAACATTTATATAATTGTATCTTTCAAAAAAAATTGAAAAGATATGGTCCAAAACATATCGCAATGGTTGATAAGAACGAAGTTGAAATCGTTTTAGGGCCGAAGAAAGCAACTGGATAATGGACGAAAGAATCCGCAAAAAATCACACTTTGATGACGAAATATTTATCAATGAGCATGAGATATATTACTATCGAGGGACTCCGTATGGATCTAAAACTCAAATCGAAAAGTCTTTAAAGCTTAGAGTTGGAGCTACTCAAAAAGATGTTATCCGAAATAAAAAAGATCTTTTAGATTCACTGCAAAACATTGGTCCTAGACTTGGTCGATCATCAAGCCAGAATATATTTAAACAGTATGTTGCGTTTAGAGAAAAGGAAGCTGAGTCGCCGGAGGTGCTTTCAAGGTCTTCATTTAAAGAAACTAAAAACATTGTTATAAATCATTTTATTCCTTGGTTTATGAATCTTAGGGTTGAGCATGTTGATCAAGATGCGTTTGATGGATATGCAGAAGCTAAATTTAAAAAAGGTCTAGAGCTTAGGAATCACAGAAAGGTTTTAAATCATTTTTTAAAGTGGTGTGTAAGAAATAAGTTTTTAAAAACTAGACCAGAGATTCAGCTACTAAAACAATTTACAAAAAAGAAACGTCAGCGAATTATTTTATCAGATGATCAAGTAAGATCTATTTTCAAAAACTCAAATGAGAAGCTTACATTATATATTTCTATGTATTTATTTATGGGCATGAGAAACATGGAGATCTGTCAGTTAAGATGGGATGAGATAGACTTTAAAAATAGAGCGCTAAGAGTAAATCCATTTTCAAATAGAAAACGAAAGTCTAGAGTAATTCCGATTAACTCAGCTGTAATAGATATGCTTAGAGTAAAGCAGATTAACACCGATAGTCCTTATGTTTTTCCAAATGAAGTAGACAAATCAAGACCTATGCATAAATCATCAATTAGAAAGCCCTGGAAGGCGCTACTTGCTAATAGCGAAGTCGACACGGCTTTGACTCCGCATGATCTAAGGGCGACCTTTGAAACGCATATGCATCGTAATAAAAACTTTACTGACACTCAGAGAGAAAAGATGGCTGGGGCCGCGATTGATGTACAGAAAAACATCTACATTACGATGGATGCTGATGCTCTTAGGGGGCTTGAAAATTCGGTAGATATTAAGGGAATTTCTAAGCTTTTAAAAATGAAATTAGGGAAGTCGCTAGGGAAGTCTACATCTAAAAAAAGGCAAAGAAGGGCCTAATTGCATGGAATTATTAATAAATTCATCACACAATTCGATCACTCCTAAACCGTTTCCTAAACGGTCGATCCCTGTTCAAGTCAGGGTGGGGACACCATGTTCTATTGTATTAGAGCTCACAACCCATATATTCACTATATTACTATTGTTACTCAAATTTAATCTGATTTTTAGGGAACTTTTAGGGAAGTATTTACTCTTACTTACTCCTATTTATTCACCAAATAACCAGCCTGTCCTTAACCTAATCTTACCATATTTTCGGCATTTTAATCAAAAACTTAAATCAATATTGGACGTTTCGGGGAGCTACTGTGGGCAACAAAAGATTCACTGATAAATCAAAATGGCGAAACGAATGGTTTCGAACTTTGCCACTAAAAGCAAAACTAGCTTGGATGTATCTTTGCGATGAATGCGACAATTCAGGCATCCTAAAAACAGACTGGGGACTGGCTACTTTTCAACTTGGTTTTACAGTTGATGAATTGATTTTTCGTGAATGGTTCGGCGATAAAGTTTTCTTTATAACAAATGATCAAATTCTCATCGTTCAATTTTTCGAGTTTCAATATGGTCAATCAAAAGATTCATGGTCTGCTAAAATAGAGGCTCGTAAAACATTAGAAAACTTAGGTTTTTCTATCGTTAACAATAAGGTTTATTTAGGTGATTTAAATAAATTAGAAAGCACTGTCACCCCACTGTGTGGGGATAGTGTAGACACTACACTAATTAGAGGTAGAGGTAGAGGTAGAGTTAAAGGTAGAGTTAGTATTAAAGGGGAGTGTGAGGGGAAAAACGATTTACCCGAACTTGCAAATCTTTGGAATACTCATTGTGGATCGTTAGCCAAAGTAATAGGCACCAATAAATCTAGAAACAAAAAAATCACTGAACGACTAAACGAAGCGCCGCTCGAAGAATGGGTTACGGTAATTAAAAAATTAGCCGCCTCAAGCTTCTGTAATGGCTCCACAGGCTGGAAAGCTGACTTTGACTTCCTGATCCAACCAGAAACTCGTTTGAAGGCCCTAGAGGGCAAATACGACGATCGAGTGCCTCAAAACAAAAACCAAATTAACCAAGGTTATGAACACAGTGAGTCAGCCGAGGAAACCAGAAAGGCGTTAGGACTATGAGTCTAGAAAAAGTCGATCGCGAAGTTTTAGTAACAGCTTTTATTAAATCGCTAACCGAAAAACCAACGCCGGAAGAAATTGAAGAATTAAAAATAAAAAATAGAATTGATGAAGAGGAACGTAAAAAAGAATTTAGATTGAACGAGTCTATCGAAAACTATCATAAATTCTTTGAAGAAAATCGCTTTTTGCCACTGGATGCCATCGATAGAACAATCGAGGATTTAAAACCAGATAATCCAGAACTGTACGGCTATTTGCAAAACTGGAAAATTTTCGGTCCTTATGGATTTTGTATCTGTGGTCCAGTTGGCACTGGCAAAACCTACGCACTGACAACCATTTTAAACCTAATAGCTTCCACATTGCGTGATAAATGTTATCCGATCTATGGAAGTATTTATTGGAATACTTCGTCAATGATCCTAGAGGATTTTAGAGACTCTTTTAACGAAAGAGAATCTGTCATGGATAAAATTGAAAAAATACAAAGCAAAAGATTTCTATTCATCGATGATTTCGGAGCCCATAAAGTTTCAGATTTTGCTATTGAGAAGCTCATTTCAATTCTGGATTACAGAGTAAATAATAACCTACCAACTTTCTTTTCCACTAACTGCAAAATAGATCAAATGAAAACCACATTCGGTGATCGCATTTTTTCTCGAATCACAGCAACATCTGTAATGGTTGAAATTAAAGGTAAAGACCGCCGTTTAGACATTCACGCTGCAAGATTAAAACAATTAAAAGGAGAACAATAATGGAAGCCTCTGGGAAACTTAACAGAATGCTAAAGTTAAACGAAATAGCAATTAAATCAATGTTTACAGGAGTCGATCTTGATAAGCACTCAGACTATAGATTTTGGGCATTAAAGATAACTCATATTACAAGCCAACTTGCTAATGAAGAATTGATACGCGCAACTGAATTTGTAAAGACCGATGTCTATGAAGAAATTAAGCCTAAAATAAAATTCAAAAATAGTCGCGGGCAATGGACTGAGATGACGACAAACATAGATCCAGAAGTAAAAAAGAAAAAGACTAAGACAATTCATAGAAAAATTTAATTTAAAAACTGAATTAGTAGAAAAGGAGACCACGTGATAACAAAAATGACCCCGGACCAAGAATCAAAAGTCCCAGTATATCTAAAAAAATGGCTTGATATGGGATATAGAACTAGAAAAGTAGATAAAGAAAAAGCCACACAGGCGGTTTATTTCTTGTATGAAAAAATTCTCAAGATGGATAAACCAAAATATGTAATTCACTTAGATTCACCAATGGCGTGTCAGTTGGCTGCTAATTTAATTAAAAATACTAAGTTAGATTCTAAGCAGCTTGATTCGCAGCTTCGTTCGCAGCTTGGTTCGCAGCTTGGTTCGCAGCTTGGTTCGCAGCTTGATTCGCAGCTTGGTTCGCAGCTTGGTTCGCAGCTTCGTTCGCAGCGTGATTCGCAGCTTGGTTCGCATCTTCGTTCGCAGCTTGATTCGCAGCTTGGTTCGCAGCTTGGTTCGCAGCTTTGTTCGCAGCTTGGTTCGCAGCTTGGTTCGCAGCTTGGTTCGCAGCTTGATTCGCAGCTTCGTTCGCATCTTCGTTCGCAGCTTGGTTCGCAGCTTGATTTTCAGCTGTCTTTTCAGTTTGGTTCTTAGTGTTGCTTTAGGTGGTTGTTTTATTTTGAGTTTTATCTTTTTTT